GACGGGGTAAATCCTGTACTTATGCTTGTTGGTCTACCCGGCTCCATCCCCATGCTCGCCTGAAACTCATTTTCTCTTCCCTTTCTTGCTATAAATTCTTCTAAACCTTCACCGGGGGCGGCAGCGGGGGCGGCAGCGGGAAGTGTGGCAGTTTGTTGTTTTTTCTTTCCTTCCGCGAGAAGCTTCTTAGCTGTCTTATCATTGGCGGAACCACCACCAATAATATAGTTTCTATATGCCAGAAAATCCTCTCCCATGAGATGTGAGCCAAATTTAACATGCCCCATTCCCTCTTTTCTCTTTTTACGCGCGTCTTCTCTAGCTAAATATGCATTTTTAGCATCATCACTACCAAACATTATACCAGTATCACCGCTTCGTTTTTCGTGTTCTAGTTTTTTATCTGCCCGGTCTTTTTCTGCTTTAGCGACACTTATCGCATTTTTCGCCATAACGTCTTCATGTTTCTTTCTTTGGGCAGTGGTTGCTTGATCTTGGTCAACAACATTTTTAAGCTTAGACTTTTCACTAGAATCATAAGATTCAGCCTTGCTAAGTATATCGTCTACAAGTGATTTATCTTCAAGGGGCGCGGCCACACCGCCGCCCATCTTCACACTCTCCAAACCAGACGTTTCACCTTTGGGAGCAAATTCGTCGGTTACTCTTTTCTTGGCTGCGGCAGCCTCTTTGTTTTCTTTTGCGCTTTTCCCCATCTGTTCGGTACGCCAGTGGCTTCTCACCGCTTCTTGGGCTTTCTCATATTCTTTTTGCAATTCCGCATCTGGATTATTTAAATGGCTACTATATTCACCAAATATCCTATCACGTTCTTCTTGAGAAACCACATCAGTATTATACCCTAGCCTTGAGCTATTTTTCAGCATGGACATTGTATACGCCGTAAAAGCATTACTTCTATTTTCAGCTTGTTGTTGAAGTATGCTTTTTTGTTGGTGAGCAGTTCCGTCTTGATCTTTCAATCCCTGTTGTATCGGAACCCCTTCAGTGTCTACAGACATGTTGTAACTTACTTGGTCAGAGTATTCTTTCATTTCCTCTATTTCAGCTTGTATCTTTTTTCTCTCAGTCTTTGATGAGAGAGAGTTTGCCTGTCTTTGAGCAGCCAATTGATTTTGTTCATATTTTAGGGTGCCTTTAAGATCGCCAGTTTTTTGGTAATATCTTCCTATCGACGTTTGATCGCTCATCGACTTAAACCTAGCTATATGAAGGGCGTCTTGTTCGGACTGAACTTTTTTCTTAGCCTCTAGCTCTTCTTGATCGAATTTCATTTGCGATTTATTAGTTTGAACGTTTGCCCGTTGATTACCCTCTTGACGACGGCGTTCTTGGCTACTTTCTGCATAATTACCCAGCCCAAAAAAACCATCAACACCGCCAAGAAGGGCCGAACCAGCGCCCTGCGCCGCCTGCTCCGCCCTAGACATGCTACCGGGAACTTTACTACCCTCACCAGCATTGGAATAATGATCCTCAGATTTAGTACCTCTCGTAAGGCCAAGCATTTTTTCAGCCGGGCTTATTGGAGTCGTCCCCTGTATTACATCTGCTTTTTCCGACCACCCATAACTACTAGGACCGCTTTGAGGTTGGCCCTCCGTCACGCCCATAAAACCTTTTGCCGCAGCCGTTCCCGCTCTTATTTTGGCATCACCAGAAAAATCTGGACCACTACCAGCAAGCCAAGCCTCTTCGTCAAAATCGTCAACGGTCCAACCTAAGAAAAATTCACCCATACCTTGTTTATATTTTTCATGTGCCTTGCGAGCGCGTATAATATCGGATGGTGTATGAACATGTGCCTGTCCCCCTTTATCAAGATAATTTGTACCATTATTCATAGCAGCTAAATTATCAGCCCCAATACTATCAACAGCAGACTTCCTGATAACAAACTCGCCCGGACTGAGCATGGCCGGAACAGTGTCTGTCCCCCTTGGTTTAAATATACTTCCACCACTAGCCTTATAAACCATTCCACCTTTATTCATGCCGAGGTCAATCATCCCCGGATTCTCAAGAGGAGATAACCCTTGTGCAGCCCCCGCTATTTCTTGCGTAAGCAGATGAAGTTCAAAACCTAAGCGCTCGTTAGAATCAATAAGCTGTTGCTCTTTGCTTGTGGCAGTAGCAAGCATTTCTGCTATTTTAGGATCAAGCCCCATTTTGATAGCGTCTCTAAACACCAACTCTTGTTTAATTTCTTTACCGGTAAACCCATTAAGCAAAGGCACATCAGACAATTTATCCAGCAACCCTACGGTTGCGGATCTTTGTTCCTCTGATTGATTTTGTAAAGTCCCGCTAGCAAATGCCTGCCTTATACCATTAGCGGAATCAACCAAAGCCTTTCTGGTCTGCTGACCCCCCACAACAAAATCTTCTATAACGCTGGTAACTTGTTCTCTTTTTTGTCTTTCACTTTCTATAGCTTCGGCATTTCTATCCATTTCACTAAAGATATCATTAACTCTATCGCTCTGATCCGCCATCCTTCCAAGCTCTTTATTGACAGCATTTAACCGTTTTAAAGTTTCTTCTTGTGCTTTTTTAGCTTGCCCTTGTCCTGTTGGACCCAGATCGCTATTTCTTATATCTTCGGCCTGATCTCTATATTGTTTGCCTAGTCTTTTTCGTTCTGCTTCTAACGTTCCGGTGTCGCCAGCAGCTATCCCCACTCCCGCAGCACCTAAATCGGATTGAGCCTTGGCTTTTCTTCTGGCTTCTTTTGCGCCCCTGTCTTGAATCGCCGCATCTAGCCCCAATGATTTATTGATGATGTTTCTGGCCCTTAACTCTCTATCTATAGCCTTTTCTTGTGCTGCAAAAATACTATTTCTAAACTTTACCTCTTCATTATACTGGGCTTTTACTTCATTCAAGTAGGCGGTGTATGCATTAAGATATGCCTGATTCCCCTTTGTCATTTCATCTGTTGTCTTTTGGTATTCTCTAGCGGATTCTTCAATAGGCTTGGTAATCTTTTCCAAATCTTCAAAGCTGACACCCTTACCCGCCGCCTCTGCGATCTGTCTTAATATCGACTCCCGCATATCATCTGGCAAAAAAGTTAAATCTGGAATGTCAATTTTTACGTCTTTAAATAATTTTTCAAGTCCCGCAATATCTCCAGACGTAACCTTTGATACATCTCTTTTCAAATCTGTACTTTTCTTACCTAAAATCCCGCTATCTGGACCCTTGAGGCTACGAAGGGCTTCAGCGGCTGATATCTGTTGATCGACTGCCTTCTGTGCGGCAGCCTTCTGTTTTGGATCAGAGATACCAGATACGGAAGCATCAGCCCTCGATCTAAAATCATCAAGATCAGTATGGGCGCCCACAGTCCCCAAGCCCTTGGCCTTTAATTCAGTTGTTTTATTAGATCTGAGACCACCCAAGTCTTTTATAGCGGTTTCTTGATCTTGAAAAGACTTGGTTCTTTCTTCAAGTCCTGCAAGAGCTTCGGCGGCATCATATAAAGAGTTTCTGAGAGCAGTCGCTGCCGCTGCCGCTAGTTTATCTGCTTCGATTCTGAACAAAGCGACTTCAGTCATAGATTTTTCTGAGTCTTCAAGTTGTTTTGTAAGCTTTCCGGTAGCCACCGCTTGCGCATCGGCTTGTTTTGATAATTGTATTGACCTTGTTTCCTCGACGCTGCCTTTTTTAGCGGTAGCTTTCAACTGAGCGGCTTCATATCTCAACGATTCTTCCTTTATCTTGGATTCTAGCTCAATCGCCGCTATGGAATCTCTCAAAGATTGGGCATAATTCTTATTTGCTTCAGTTGCCGCATCTCCCGTGCTGTCAGTTTTTAGACTTTTAAGCTCTTCAAAGTCCTTTATGGCAGAAAAATCTATTTGTTGACGAGCCTCTGAAAGAGTTTTAAACGATTCTTGGGTCTGTTTTGCAGCCGTTTCTGTATGTCTATTTAAATCGGTAAGAGAAGATTCCAGTCTTGCAATAACTAACGGATCTAGATCAAAATTACTAAAATCAAGCTTATTAAGATCTTCTAGCTCCATACTTTGAAGTGTTTTAGCATCCTCGCTATCCTTACCTACATTCTCAATAGCGGCTTGTCTCGCCTCTTTTAAATTTGCTAATGGACTCTCCTTACCCCTCGGATCAAACTTAGGAGTTTTAGCTCTAAACTTTTCTTGGGCGTCAAGTCTTGCCCGAACCCTTTTGTCCGGGGTCAAAGAATCCAGCAAATCAATTTCATTTAATCTACCATCAAAATCTTTAAGAGAACTTATAAGCTTTTTTTCTATTGTAAGTTGTGCTTTGAGACTTGCCACTCTATCATTTTCAAGTTTTTGACGTTCTGGGATGGCATCCTCCATCTCGCCTTCTGCCCCACTTCTTCCCCCGTATGTTGCACCGACTGCCGCGCCCGTAAGTCCGCTAGCAAACAGCAAAGGATTACCCCCCAGACTGCCCATCATGTAGCCTTCCACCGCCCCCGCCCACGCTCCGCCACTCGCTGCGGCGGCTTCCTCGTCTGTCGCACCCACCGCTTTTGCCGCACTCCCCCCAAACATAGATGCCCCCTTCACCGCTTCCTGCCTAGACTCTTCCTCTTTTTGTGACTGCTTTCTTACGTTTTCTATAATACCGGCCATCCCCTCCCCGGTTTTTGCAAATTCATCCCTAAATTTTTGGGCAGCCTTACCAAATTCATCAGCCTCGGCTTTAGCCTTTCTAGAAAAGTAGAAAGCGGCTCCAGCGGCAATCGCAAGACCAGCCACCAATACAAGAAACACGGCAGCCAAGGCGAAGCCCGCTATGGCAAGTGGCCCCAAAGCTGCCGTTACCGCCAATGACGCCCCAGCCTCAGTCGCATCAGCACCAGCGGCAGCCAGTGACGCTGCGGACTCAACACTGTTTGCTGCCGCACTAACCAGAGACGCCCCCATCTCAACTACCATTCCGCCAATCATGGCAATAGCAGCCCCCGCCGCAACGGTTTGATTAATGGCTGATTTTGTAGCATCGTTGAGTCCCGACATCTGACTGGTAACACTTCCTATCATAACCCCCATCATCATTAGACCTTGAGCGCTACCGGCTACTCTTGATACCCTTTGAGCGCCAGCGCCTACCATGCCAGCACCGGCAGCCCTTTTACTCATTTTGATCTGTTCTTTATCTCTGGCGGCATTAGATTCTTGTATTTCTTTTTGTTCTCTTTGGTACTCTTTTGTTACATTTTTTACACCAAGCTTTAAATCTTGCATCGCTTTTTCTAAGGCTTCTGCGTTACTATCACCTTCCTTTAAGTTTTGAGAAAATTTAGGCATAATAGCATTGATTTTTTCTGTACTAAATCCCATTTTTTGAAGTGCAGCCGCCAACTTTTTCGCTTTGAGTTCAACTGAATCGCCAGCGCCGATTCCGACGCGCATACCACCCGTAGGCATAACCCCATAATTATTCCTCCCAGTAGTAACAGCCCCACCAGCAGCAAATCCAGTAACACCCTTTTCATTCATGCGATCTAGGTTGCCCCGACCAATTGAACTCGCTGCACTTTTATTAATAACAAACTCACCGGGAGTCAACATGGCAGGAACAGTATCGCTTGCAGCACCACCCTTATTCGCATTTACTCTCCTTCCTGCCTTTGCCGCCTTCATCACATTAAAGACACGGGCTAATTCTTCTGTTGTTTCATTTTTAAGTTCGTTTTGAACTTTCTTGTTCAGGGTTGCTATGTTTGGTTCACTAAAATACGATTTTGCTTCAGACTTACTTTTGGCAGGTATACCAAACTTCTTAGCGAGCGAGTTTCCTAGACCAGAAGGAAAATCAAACGGAGCATTTGGAAGGTCTTTATCGGGTGCGCCATATGGCGCGCCAGCGTTTGTTAAAATTAATTCAAATAGATTTCCTATTACCTGATCTATATTTGCACTTTTTAAAGATTTTGCTATATTCCCACTGCCTTGTATTCCTAACGAGCTATTTAGTTGGCTAGCACCTTTTTTGGCGGTCTTCACAACACCATTAAGTATAGTATCTTCTAATTTTTCTGATTCTAATTTTTCTAAAGATCCCGCATTTACTTTAAAAGTGTTTCTAGAGGCATATGTATCGACAATTTTTTTTGTCGCAGCCGCATTGACCATTTTGGACCCACCATGAGCTATCCCAGTTTTAGTCATTGCATCTTTTACTGCGACGACTAAATTCGATTTATTAATGCGTCCTGCAAAACTTTTACCTCTAGCTTCTGGTCTCAGGAACGCAGCGCCATAAGTATCTTCGTCGGCATAGGTTTTAGCTAATTGTTCCGCTTTTAGCATGGGTGTTAGTGTTCCAGTTGCTATTTTCTTGCCTCCAACGGTGCTTTTTTCACCACTTATCACCTATCCCGCTTTAAAATTTGCGTCAAACGATTTCTGTTTTCTAAGCCCCTCTAAACTCGTCCTAATGCCATAATTATTCCTACCGCTTCTAACAGCGCCACCAGCAGCAAAACCGGTAGCATTCATCTCTTGTAGATTATTTACACCTATCTTGCTAACACTATCTTTTCTTATGACAAATTCACCAGCGGTCAACACTGCTGGTACTGTATCACGATTCCCTCTCCCCGGAACAACACCCCCTTTAGCAAACTTACTCACGCCAATAGGACCGCCGCCACCACGCCTAGCCATTCCCGCCATACCAGCAATACCCGGAGCTAAACTTCTGCCTATTTTCATGGCAAACATAGCTGTCAAAAGCGGAATAAGAGGCGTTATCGCATCAGCCACCTTTATCATAGCGCTAGCAATTTCAAGAGCGCCCCCGGCAATGCTCTTAAAAGCACTACTATCTGAAAACTTACGTATCAGTGCTGTAAATTCTTCTTTGACTTTTGTTATTTGTACACCTAGCCCCTGCTGGGCCTTTGCTGCGTCTTTAGATACAGAACCACTAGCCCCCTGAGCAACATTAAGGGCATTCTGAGCCACGGCAAACTGCTGAATAAGAGGAATAACCTTACCAACCTGACGAAACCCACCAAGATCTTCAACAATCTGACTAAAAAGACCACTTCTAGGATCTATAGAACTAAGCCCCGAAGAAAGCCTTTTTACCGCCTCAAAAGCCCCAACAAAATTACCCTTAGCATCTTGCAATACAATTCCAAGCTCTCTTAATTGAGCTATGGTTTCAGGTCTTTGAATACGTGTGAAAATTGTACGAAGACCAGTGGCAATAGTTTCTGCACTTTCTCTGGTGGTAGAACGAACACTAGTGAACAATGCAATTAATTCATTTATTTCACCGCCAGCAGCAGAAAAGACACCACCAACCCTACGAATAACCGTAATCAAATCTCCAGACTCAACCGCAAACTTCTTAGATACACTATTGATAGCACTCAGACTTTTCTCAAGAAAAGCTATATCGCCACCACTACGTCTTGCTTCATCTCCAAACTGTCTGAGCAGCGCAATCGCACCCTCTGTAGTATCTTGAATATTGTCAAAAGTAGCAGCAAGGGTGGTCTTGGCGAGAATATCAAGAGCTTTACGGGTTTTTTCTGCGCTAAAACCGGCCTGAGCCAGTGTGCGAGAAACGCTGAGTAAATCAGTAGATGAAACACCCCAAGTAGTAGAAAGTCTAGTTACCTCTTGTGTCAACCCTCGTAATTGTTGTATACTTTTACCAGTAACCTGCGATATCTTAATAATCTCTCGCTCAAATGCAATAGCGGCTTTTGTGGCGTTTTTAAGTCCTGTAACAAGGGCAAGCATTCCGCCAGTAGCAACCGTAATAACACTAAATCTGCGGGCAGATTCACGAAGATTTGAATTAAGAACACTAATATCTTTGGCAGCCCTCCTAGAATTTTTACCGACGCTCTGAAGCTGCTTATTAGTCTGGGCCAATGCTCTAGGGTCGGCTTTTACCTTTATGTTTACCGTATTTAAGCCTTTACCCTTTAGTTGCCGCTGGATATCAGCAACAACCCTTCCAACATTCTTCGGTGACTGCAAATTTATTTGTGCAGTTAGATTAAATTGTTGTGCCATCTTTTCTCCGCCCTATGTAAAACACGGAGGAAACTTTTACATTTCCCCCGTCTGAAGCATTCCCTAATTGTTATACGCACTTATGGCGTTTTAGCATCTGTTTTCTTTGCTGCTGTTTTACGCTTCGTAGTTTTAGCTTTTGGCTTATCTTCTTCTTCCGCCTTGGCTGCAATAGGGTCGTCTTTCTCGTCCAAAAACGGTTTACGCTCCACTAGTGAAATCTTTACCCATTCTTCTTCACCCTCAGAATTAGTAATAGGAACAACCTCTTCACCTTCACGATTTACAAAATAAACATCATCGGCATTTTTTTCCTTTTTACCCTTAGTCGTTCTATAGGCTATATAGCGCCCCTCTTCGTTGATAAGACGCCCCTCTGAGTCAGCTAGGTGTCCCTCGTCATTGATTAACCGAAGCTCTTCATCTACAAAATTAAACTCTTTAAGGAATTTATTTTCCTCAAGGTTTTTATCATAGTTAGGATCAAGATTATACAACATATTAGCTAGCTCGCTAGCCGCCTCCGATGCCCAAGGTTGGTCTGCTTGAGCTTCATAAGCCTTTACGTCGGCAAACTTTTGATTACTACCAGAGGCGTCAAAAATGCAAGTAGAAACCAAGCTAACAAATCTAGCATTATCAGCCTGACCTTCTGCCGAGTTATTATCAAGACCATTCTTTTCACTTAAAAGCTCTCTAAAGTCATTACGCTGTCCTTTTAATTCCAAGGCTACTTCTTTAGCTTTAGATAACCTTATACCGCCCCCTTTTAAAGCCTCTTCTTTATCGTTAATCTCTTTTACTAAGCTCTCATATTCCGCTTCTTTCTTTTTGTCCCAAAGCCCCTGCTGAGACATATAGTCGGTAAGCTTCTGTCTTAACAGCGCCCCCGAATCAAGAGCTTCCCTAAACGCCTTATTATACGCTATTTGAGATTTATTATAATCCTCTGACGTTGGTCTCTTAACAACAAGAATTACTTCTTTATCGTCATTATCAACACTAGTAATTGTTCTCTGCTTATCATTCTTTCCTGTCATCTTGATCTCCTTTAGGTTTTGCCACTGGCAAGTTAATAAAATATTTCTTTTTGCTAATTTCATAATTAACAAATTCTGACTCCAAGTTCCTGATTTGTGTATTTCCTCTATCTAAAATTTTTGCACGAATATCTTCAAATATTGACCTTACGTGTTTTTGTTCTGGTGTGAGTTTTTCTTCGTCTGAATCCAGCCCCCATAGGAATCCAAAATGCTCCTCTATGGTTGAGAGCGCCCCTATCATTGTTGTCTGGATTTTTTTCTTAGATGCTTTAAATAGAGCGTCTCTTGAAACTTCTTTAAAGCGGTCTTCTCTTGATCTTTTGTAATCTAGAGATGATTTTAAAAAATTACTATAGTCTTCCATTATCTGTTTCCTTTAATTTTACTTTTGGCTGACTGCATTTGTTCCATCGCTATATCTTGTTTTATGTCGTTTAATTCTGTAAAGCTGATTTGACCATCGGCGTTTTCAATAGTGTTTTGCCTATCTCTAATAACATTTCTTATTGCTGGATGGTTAACATCAAATATTTTGTTCGCTTCCTCTTGGTCTTTTGCCATCAGGAAAATTTCGTCAGAACCCGCTATTTTAGGATTTTTAATCAGATCATCAACTTGACGTTTTTTCTTCTCTATTTCGTATTCTCTACGCTGAGATATAAACCAACCATCTAAACAATCGTCATCTTCTATAACCTTTTCGTCGGGAGATTCAGAACTTTCATAAACATTATCATACATAGAAGAATAACTACACAAGGAAACCTGATCTTTTGTCATGTCACAGGAGGCTTTACCAAATGCATTTCCTTGTTTTTTACCGATAGACCACATAGACCTCCAAGGCTCACTCCTTGCTATGGATCTAAAGATCTCACTAGATATTTGATTTGAATTATAATAATCCATGAGAGAAGATATAGTGTGATTAGACCAATCGTAAAGATTTCCGTCTGTGAGATAAGCGCTTTTAGATATTATCCACATGGATCTAGCAAACGAGGCGGCCCCTTCGCAAGAAATGTGATCTAATGTGTGTTTTTTTGATTTAACTTTCATAAGTTTCTTTTCCAAACCCCTAATCCTTATCTTTATACGAAAAAGATCTGTAGTCTTATAGAAGAATTTAAAGGCTTCTAACTTTTCTTCTTCTATCTTTTCTTCTATCTTTTTCGCTTCCCTGTCATCATAAGGACTCCAAAGCTCATTATATACAAGAACCTCTTTAAGTTCTTCTTTTAGATATACACCCTTGAAATACGCTTCCTTATAAGACTTATCATAAATGTCGAAAGATTCTTCCATTATTTCCTTACTAGGCTCATATATGTATAAAACAGGATCGCCCAGCGAACAGCGTAAGCGACCCTGCAATATACGATATAAAGTTTTTTCAATTAAAATATCATCCATCCCAAATTCCCATTATCCACTTGCCTAGACTTTATCCCAAAGCCTAGGCTATCGCGGATTAGCTACCACCATGAACAGTCAAGACGTTAAAGTTACTAAACGAGAAGCTAACGGTTGAGTTTCCTCCACCCGTGTCTCCGCCCGAATAAGAAACTGAAGAAAGTTTATTCTGAGTTCCAAGATTAATGATAGTACCAGCGGTATCTTTAATAACAAGCTCATTATTAGCAAGGTTTGGAGCCGCACCAGAAACATTAATCAAATCACCAGAAGTCGCCATAACCTCAAAATCACATGTCACTTCCACAGGGAAAGTTGCATATCTAGTATAAGGCCCAAATCGACCAAGCTCTTGAATATTCTCTTGCCCAAAGTCCGTACTAACAGAAATACTTTGAATATGAGCATTAGAACTAAGACCGGCCTCAGTAGAACTGTCATCACCCCCCTGAGATCTAATTATAGCAGGAAGAGTTGATCCGGCGATATCTACATTTACTCTACGAACAACACCCGAACCGGGAACTCCAGTAGCCGAATGGTTGCCGTCGAACACTTGGCTAATACTTGTATGAGCCAAGCTTCCTTCGTTATCGCGCCAAGAGCCGCTAGGAGTTAAACTTACAGGAACGTCACCGCCAGTTCTCGTAACAGCTAAACCATTCCAGAATCTATCATTACCGACAAGAGTAACCGATTCAGTGGCGCTTCCGTCTACGCTATAACTATACGAAACCGAACTTGTGAACATTCCAGAATTAAAGCAAACGTTCCTCGGAACACCCGTAGCATGTGACAAGCCATCATCAAACACTGCCACGTAAACATCACATCTTGCCTTAGTTGCGGTAACAACGTCTGTTTTACACGCGCCACCGGAAGCCAAGTCGTAAATTAACTTATTGCCATCAATAACTTTTTCGAGAGTAACTTCAATATCGGCAACTTCTTCGATATTTTCATAAATTTCAATTTGCCCCATCTCAAAAACTTGATCGAGGGTAAATGTGCTAGACATACCAACGCTTTGCAAACCCTTTACGACACCGGCAGCGGTTGGAACCGCCCCTCTGCCCATTATTGCTACAGCCTGACATGCATAAAATATTCTTTGATTACGAGCCATGTTTGGTCTCCTTTGTTTTTTTTATCATCCTCTGGTAAAGGCTGTTGTTATATACACAAAATTTTGAATTATATAGCTTTTACTTGCGTTTTACACCTAGTAGTGCCAATGTAAAGGTCTGGAGAGATCTGAACTACGTCTTGCCCTCTAGAGCTATTAATCCAACACTTATTATAATAATAGTTATCAATAAGCTTAGGATAAAGGCCGCTGGGGATAGCATTTTCGTTTAACTCATTCCTGTAATTAAAAGGATAGACCCCGGAGATTCCTACTGTGGTAGGATTAAAAAGGTGTATTGTTCTATCGTTTTGGTAAAGTGTCGCATCCATTAAGTTGTTACACTCCCAGTGATTCTCTGTTATAACGTGGAAAATAACGTCATTATTTGACCACTGACCTCCCCCTAGTTGATACCCCTCCATGCTTGAGGCAGGAATGACTTCTATAGCCATAGCCGGTAGTTGAACTCTAGTGTCTCCTAGCTGCGCCCAACCCCCAGAACTAGAAACCTGAAAACCTTCATCGTTTCTAAAGGATCTCTGCTGAATTTGACGAAACCATGAAACACCCTCGGCGGGTATAACCTGAACCCATTTATGACTATACTCTAATTTAACAGTGCTGGCTGTCGATATGGCAGTATCAAAAACAACCCTTCCGTTTGGATAATCTATATAAAAGGGCTTGCTTACATTTCCTGTGGCGTAGAATGAATTATCAACAAATACTCCAGATATTCTTGTTGGCTGTTCTGCGGTTCCGTCTATACCGCTTTCCCAGACCCAATTCTGACGATAGCCTTCCCAGACCTGACCATCTGTATAATTAGGATCATCCGTAGCCCTAAGCTTATGCCTATCTCCACCATAAATGCCTGATTGTGGTATTTTAACATTAAAGAACGAGCCACGATCCAAAAAACCCCAGTCGTAAAATGCAATAAAATTATCCAATAAAATATTAGAGATTGTGGCATCTTGGGCGTTTGCTAGATTTGATAGTTTAGTATGAGGACCGCCGACCATTATGAAAGCTCCTTTCTTACTATTCTTGATATTTCTTTTATATTTGGGGCGATAGCCCTAGTCACAAAGTTATCTTCTACAGTACCAGAAAATAATGGATTTACTTTAAATGCTCCCCCTTTAGACATTCTAGCGCCTCCGGTTCTACCTGCCCCAGCAGCATACTTAACATCAAAATCAGCGATGATAATAGAGTCGCCAGAAGTCAATAACCACTTGAGCCAAGGTAGCTCCCCTCCCTCAATGGCCTGTTTAGCAACTGCCAAAGACAGAAGATTAGAAAACGCAGAGGGCTGTACGGTTATTTTAATTCCCCCTTTAAAGTTTCCACGGGATGAAATTATTTTAGAAACAGAAACCCTAACAGAAGCTACAACGGAATTTATAATATCTATGGCTGGATCTTCAGTCAGGCCAAAATCTAAACTTAAAGTACCACCAGAAAGAGAGTTTATTTCTGGCGAAGCAACCATAGACCTTCTAACAACTTCCACAACTTGTCTTCTAATGCTAGACTCAACCCTCTTGAGGACTATATTCCCCTCCTTTGCTAAGGCTTTGTTTATTAAAGCCCTTATTCTAGCGTTGCTTTGAACTATTTTCACTGTCCGCTCCTACTCCAAAATGTAACAATGTACTTGGTTTCATTCTGCTTGAATCCTTGGGGGTACGACATACCCTCCCTTTCGTATCTACCCTGATCGTATTTCTCTATTCCGTCATAATTTGGAATGATGTATTTAGCCTTATTTATTTTCTCTAAATCTGTCATGTAGGCTATAGTCTGTATAGACCCATCTGGGATATCAATAGGAATTCCTATATCAACCCAAAACTTTCTATTCCAATAAATTCTAAGAGTAATGTCTTCCTTAGTTTCAACAGCTTTATATCCTTTTCCTTCACAATAAGGACACGGCATACCTCTCTCAAAGGGGTAAGGACCACCCGTTCTGTATTTACTTATAGACCTGTTTCTAGTTCCCATCGTGTCCATATAACAGTTAGGACATCGCTCTCTCTTTTCGGGATACACTAACGTTCCGGTTCTAGTAAATAATAGAACCGCTTCATTATATGTATTAAAAACGCTAGCCGGTATATTTATAGCCATTTAAGTCTCCTACGGGGTAACTGCGACTCCAGACGGACTATTTGGTTGGTAAGCCTGAACAATACTATATCTACCATCCATCCTAGCATTTATAACAGCAATAGACTGATCTATTTGAGTTGCTAAAATGGGTGGAAACGGACTAACCGTATTGTTAGCGCCAAGCTTATCTGCTGCGGCTAAACCTCTAGCTCCAGCTATGCTAACGATACCCTCCCCACCTTGGGGTTGATCGTTGCCAGTAATTATTTTTTGTGTAACTGCCATTTTTTTCTCCTAATCGAATATATTTCCGCGATAGTCAAACTGATTAGACCTGAGAGCGAAACTCCCCGGACTATATGGACCAAGTATAGCTTGACCAACAAGGGTGTTGTTATATTGGTAATTTTTTAATAATTCATCATACTTCTTGCATATGTCGTTATATAATGTATTTAAATTTTGGGTAACTCCCCTTAGATCAATTGCGGAAGGCCCATCTTTGATAGAGATGGCATTTGCTGACTCCGTTTTTACCTCACTACCCAACAATATACAGGCAGACTTAAAAACACTAAGCACAGAAAAATCCGTATCCTTTTGGACTATCGGATCTGGAGAAATAGAAACAGAAGAAACGCTAACCGTGTAATCATTACTAAAATCCGCATCGTTAAGAACATTGTAAGCGCCAACAACAATAACTTGTTTTAATCTTTCATCTGTGTATTTTGCATGGTCTAAGTCTCCTATTAGAGATCTGAGCATGACAACTAAATCTACTTTCCAAGACATAAATCACCTATAAATTTTCGTTAACTTTGAAATAACCCACGCTAGTATTCCACGTCCCGTCAGAAGTTATAACGTATGCCTGCAAATGCCAAGTTCCGGGACCAGACAAATCGCCATCAACGGTCAAGTACTGTATTTGACCATCAGACCCATCACTAGTAAATACAGCAGTCCTCTCAAAAGTCGAACCGTCTGGTTTTTTAAATGTGAATTTTTTGGTTGTTGCGCTGCTAATATTAGCCACAGAAGTAGTCCCGGTGGACGAAGTGTCGTAAACCGTAACCCTAAAAGCTGTGCCTATATCGTTAACATGCGCCTGTTCTACAAATGCCATAATATGCCTCCAGTTATTTATACACAGTTAGGGGGTATTCTGTCTCAAAATAATAATTTAATCAACAAACATCAAAAAGGGCGCATTCGTGGTGGCGGCTGCTGCGGTATATGTTACTATTATTCTTGCTTCTGATATAGTAAAGCACTCAGTGTAATCATCGTCTACTAGGTAAAAGGTCCAATCCCCATTAAAGGTAAAAGAACCTGTAAAGCCACTAGTTTTATCAAAAGTGTCCGTTCTGGCTTCTCCTCCATTTTTACTGCCATAAGACCACATTGCAAAACTCGTTGGAGCAGTAATACTACAGGTGCTACCCGAAGCGTCCCCACCACAATCTTCATCTGGATTCCAATCTAGCTCAAATCTCATATTAGTAACTTGGCTAGCGGTAATACCACTAATTGCAACAGAATACTCATGTTCATCGGCAGCACCTGAGCCTGTAGCGTTTGTAAAAGTTGTTGTTGCCATTATATATCCTAATCAGGGAGGTTTTGACCAACTACGAATCCATCAAAAGCGCTTCCGGCGTCGTTTGTGCAGAGGAAACCATAAACATCTGTATGTGAAGTTGCTGTAGACATGGTTGGTGCCGTGCCGCCACCGGCCCATCTTACTGCTGCGGCAGCGCCCCCAGTAGTATAATCAACATTGGTCCAAGCAACAGTTTTTGCGGAGCCTGCATGTTGTGTTATTCTTAGTAAAAATCTTTGACCTCTTTTTGAATTTATAAATTCAAACTTAGTAACATTAACACCCAATATAACATTGTGATAATTTCCAGTATTTAAATCTATAGTAACCGTCGCATCTTCGGTTGTTGGCGTATCGTTTGCCGGTACAGCTTCTTGGACATAGGCTCCACCAGTTAAGGTTATTCCAGAAGCGCCAATAGTAACACCACTAGCCGTCACCCTAGAATCAAACTCATTAAATACACCATGTTTGGTTCCTGTGAAACTTTTCGCAGAATCTAAAACTAAAGCTTTGGAAGCTACGGCAGTCCCGGCTGTAGTAACATTTACCTGACCACTAGCGTAAGTAGCTATTCCCGAACTAGCAATTAAAGCTGTGGCGGTCCCGGAGACAGTCAATAAAGATGTAGCAATCCCTGAAGCGGTTAACAACGAAGCATAAGTAGCGCCTCCATTAAATTTGAGCGTACCACCCTCATTGTACAGGGTGTTTGTTGTACTAACGGGAACATGGTTGGGCAGTAGTAATCCGCTCGCCGTTACGCCGCTGCTAAATATAACGCCATTAGGCTCAACGCGAGCAAGAACTTCTTCAGAGTTGTTTTGCCATTCTTGTAAATTAGCAGAATGAGAAGCTGCACCTTGTACTATGATGCCAATATCGCTCGCAACCCTTGGTTTAACTTCAAGCGTGGCATCTGGAGTTAGGTCGCCAGCAGCAATATTACCAATGGCTATTTTTTTAGCGGAAGTGTCACCAATAATAGTGTTTTCAATATTAATCTTGTTACTATTACTGCCTATCAAACTAGGATTCGGCCCTTCGGTAAGTAGCTCTATATTATTAGCACCTATAACCCCAAAACCCGCCAAATGACCTAAATACAAATTATGATCACCAGTGCTATATCCTCCCGATCTATATCCAACAGCAGTGTTGTCGTCACCTTCGGAGTTTTCAAAACATTTCTTACCTACTGCTACAACCCTAATGCCGCTTCCTCGCTTCCCTGCTTCACTTCCTATACAAACCCTATCATAGCCAGAAGCAGTATGTCCAGTCTCAAGCCCTATGTATACATTCCTGCCCAACGCCGTAGAACCACCTCTATAGTTAAGAGAATCTGCCCCGGCCTTAAAACCAATCATGACATTTTGTTGAACGCTACTAAGTGCTGTCGAGGTGGGAGCGCGGTGGATATAACCAGAGCCAGCAAAATGCCCAATAAGAACATCAGAAGCCTTATATCCGTTAATGGAATTAGCGTTATTGATAGAAGAGTCAAGACCGGCTCCATAGCCTATCGCTATGCCCGTACCGGCAGTAGTTGACACCTGACCAACAATAACATCCACATCGGTAACTACACCAGAACTAAAAGCGGCAATACCGGAAACCGCCACAATATCACTTTCGTTAGCGATTGCCTGACCAGAACTGTAAACGGCAATCCCAGAAACATAATTAAGTTGAGCAGTGGTGACATCTCCGCCACCACTTTCTGCTTCCCAGTTTGGTACATTTCCATTCATTTTCAAGATATAGTCGTCAGTACCTTTAGCTAATCTAATAAAATTAGTACCATTGTGATAAAGAATATCGCCTTCGGCATTTGATCCAAAACTAATATTAGCCGTGTTGCCAGATGCGTATGTGGCTATCCCTGAACTAGCAACCAATGAAGTAGCCGTTCCAGAAACTGTCAATAAAGAGGTAGCTATTCCAGAAGCGGTGCTTAAAGCGGTGATATTACCTTGATTAGATATAGCCTGACCGCTAGCGTATGTCGCAAGACCTTCATTTTCGATAGCCTGACCGCTGGCGTAGGTTGCAATTCCAGAACTAGCAACTAACGAAGTAGCAGTTCCAGAAACAGTAATTAATGACGTAGCTATACCAGAAGCCGTATTCAATGCTGTGATGTTAGACTGATTTGATATAGCTTGTCCAGATGCATATTGAGCAGTAGTGCTTGCGCCACCAGCACTAGCAAGCTGAGAACCGTTAAAGTAAAGCGTTCCGCCGACATTATATAATGTGTCAGTAGTAACACCGGGAGTATTTCTAACAAGAATAACACCAGAATTACCAACACTAACACCAGTACTATAAACAAAGGAATCAAACTGAGAAAATCTTCCATGCTTAATCCCAGTAAAACTTTTTGCCGAATCTAAGATTATAGCCTTAGAAGCCTCTACTGTACCATCCGTTGTAATATTAACCTGACCAGAAGCGTAAGTGGCTATACCAGACGTGGCAACTAATGAAGTGGCCGTTCCAGAAACCGTTAATAAAGAGGTAGCGATTCCAGAAGCGGTATTTAAGGCTGTAATATTACCTTGATTTGATATGGCTTGACCAGAAGCATATGTCGCAAGACCTTCGTTTTCAATCGCTTGCCCACTAGCGTAGGTCGCTATGCCCGAACTAGCAACCAGCGAGGTTGCCGTGCCAGAAACGGCCAACAGAGAGGTAGCGATACCAGAAGCTGTATTTAGTGCGGTTATATTGCTTTGATTTGATATTGTCTGCCCTGAACTATATACAGCGATGCCTGATACATAGTTTAAATCTGCCGTACTGACTCCACCACCACTACTTTCTGCTTCCCAGTTTGGTACATTTCCGTCCATCTTCAGTATATAATTATTTGTACCTTTAGCAAGCCTAGTGAAACTGGTTCCATTATGGTAAAGGATATCACCTTCGGCGTTAGATCCAAAAGTAATATTTGCGGTATTTCCAGAAGCGTATGACGCGATACCAGACGTGGCAACTAATGAAGTGGCCGTTCCAGAAACCGTTAATAAAGAGGTGGCTATTCCAGAAGCAGTATTTAAGGCGGTGATATTGCCCTGATTAGATATTGCTTGACCCGAAGCATATGTCGCAAGACCTTCGTTTTCTATAGCCTGACCGCTAGCATAGGTGGCTATACCCGAACTGGCAACTAACGAAGTTGCTGTACCGGAAACGGCTAGTAAAGAGGTAGCGATACCAGAAGCTGTATTTAGCGCGGTGATATTACCCTGATTCTCTATAGTCTGCCCTGAGCTATAAACAGCTATACCTGAAACATAGTTAAGTTGAGCGGTGGTTACATCTCCACCGCCCCCGCCAACACCTGAAGCGTAAGCGGCTATGCCAGATACGGCAACAATATCGCTTTCATTGGCGATAGCCTGACCAGAAGCATATGAGGCTTCTGAGCTAGCGCCAGCGGTTGCAAGTTGAAAACCATTAAAATACAGAGTTCCGGCAGCATTGTATAATTTATTCGTTGTTACGCTTGGTGTAGTATTCGCTATTTGTATTCCGTTCCCAGTCGCATAAATGCCATGACCAGAAATAATTCCATCATTATCTACAGAAGCTAAAACACCATCAGAACTATTCTTCCAACTTGTTAAATTTGAAACCTGTGAAGCGGCACCTTTTACTACTAAACCTTCATCATTTGCAGCATTTACGCCAACAAAAAGAGTGTCAGAAAGAGTAACGTCAGCAACCCCAATAGCCACCCTCTTAGAATCCATGTCTCCTTTTATTAAGGTGTCACTCGCGGCGGGTGAACCATTACCAATGAATAAAAGATTTGAAGTGGAGTTAGATAAACCAGCAGACTCCCCAATATAAATACACTCAGTACCAGATGAGCTTTTACCAGCGTTTTTACCTATACCTATAGATTTGGTTGAACTTGTAGAGGAGTGTCCAGCGCCCTGACCTATCCATACAGCACTTTCTCCTGCTCCATTGTAACCCGCCTGATAACCTATTGCGATAGCATAATCTTCACCCAAAGTTCTACCAGCCTGATATCCAATAATTGTACTATAGCCACCAAGACCAGACCCAACCTGATAACCGATACCAATAAAGCCTATTTCATAAGCGTGTAAGGCCGCTTCGTATCCTATGGCAATAGACTGATGTCTCATTTTATTACCGGCAGAATAACCAACAGCAACGCTACTATAGACAGCGCTGGCGGCGTCTGATACCGTTGGGCCAGCTTTAGCTCCTATATGGACATTATGCTGACCGGTTTTATTTATAGTAGAAGACTCAGAACCTATAATAACGCTATCACTACCGCTAGTTATTCCACTCCCGGCGCCATAACCTATAAGTATATTATTACTGTTTGTGGGGCCAGTTTTATCACCTATAGATAAAGACTTATTAGTAATATTTAAATCAAAAACACTATTTTGGGTAGGGGTTCCACTAAGGTTAACATCTGTAAGCTCAACAAGTTTAGCATCTTTTAGATTTGTACCGTTAGAAAAAAGTAGACCAGAAGCACCAAGAACAAGCTGGTTGGATTCACTGTTGAATATGGCTTTTTCAGCGGGATAAGTTACAAATACCACTCCGCTTCCGCCAAGACTAATTTTACTTCCGCTGTTTGAGCTAGAAAGAATAGTAGTACGTTCTAGGTTGTTTGAGCCGTAGGTTCCAACGCCAACTTCCCATTTATCATTTTCTTCTAGAGTGTAGTAAGTTATGTCACCGCTGGCTAAAAAGACGTTAAATCTTTGAAATCCTGCCGGGCTTCCGGTTAAAGATAAACCGCCAACACCGGTACTAGAGGTATTTTCTCTAACTCTGTCCGCTACTTTTAATGTCATAAAGACATCCTCCATTTATAGAAATGTTAATGTTTTTCAGTTGGGGTCTGTAATGTTTGGAGGAGTGGGTCTTGTAATATTTTCTTTTTCTAGCCTTAGCTCATAAGCAACGGTATTATCCATCAAAAAATCTCTAGCTTTTCTATTCGCAAATTGAGACTGGTTTTCAGAATTGGTTATGAGTTCTGGATTTGTTTCTGCATCTACTGGCAGGGATGGATTATAGTTTGGATTTGTGATTTCTGACTCATAGCCATAATTTCCACACATGGCGGTAATCACCCTTCCAACATCCTCATCTGAAATATTAACCGAAAAAACAGCCATTCCTATCTCCTTACGTTAAAGTTAATTATTTTATTTATTTTTAAGATATAATCTTGTTGCTTATTTATGTCTAATGAATGGTCTATCTGCTTGTTTATACTAAGCGGAAATGTTAAAACGTCTTTATTGAAATATAAAACCACAACACCACCGCCATATGGATCTGTTCTAGTCAGACCATCGTCAGCAATTGCAGTTTTAGAAAAAGAAGCAAAACCAAACATAGACACCTCCGTAAGTATATACACAAAACATAGTATATAACAAAAAAAAGCCGCCCAAAAATGAGCGACTTTACTTTTTGTCTGAAATTTACTTCTATTAGAAGGAGCCAGCCAAAACTCTACGGTTATCAAGAACGCCGAAACCGATCTCGGCCCAGCCGTAATAACCTTGGCGTTGGAATCGGTGAAGAGCTTCGTCTTCAAAAATTTCAACAGTCTTCTTGACAGGCATAACAAAGCTGTCGCTACTGCCTTGATCCAAGCCAATAACTAGCTCAACATCGGCAGAAGCGAGAGATCCACCAAGATCGCTAATGAAGTAGCTCTGATAATCTTGACCATCACCAAACTCAAAGATGTCGTGAAGATTAACACCAAAGATTCTAGTCAAATCTGGACCATTATCGTTGGAAAGATAAACTTCTCTACGGCTAACCTCATCTAATTGGTCAACACCCCAGTTACGAATATCTTCTATGGCCTCTGGAGACAGATAGAGATCGCTCAAGCGACCCGGAGCAGTAACACTGTTACCACCACCATTTCTGCGCATGACAGTCTTCATCAAGCTAATAAGTCGCTTGGTGAATTGACCAGCAGCGGCATCTGCATCATAAACCAAAATGTTACGGTCAACAGCAGAGGCTAAAAGAGTGTGCCAGCCGTCATCGTTAATTTTCTTAACAAACGACGCTTCAAGCACTTGCATAGCGCGACCAACCACATTCCAGTTAGCTTCGCGAGCATATTTAAGCAGATAGTCAATAGAACTTGAAATGCCATAAGTATTAATCATGACATAATCACTTTCAACATGACGCTCAGGAATACGTCCGTTACCGGGATTCGTATAGGCGATATGCTCACCTTCTGTTCCGGGGGCCAAAAGGTCCAGAGGAAACTCTGGGCTTGCTCCCGGTTCTAGTGTCATCGTCTCGTAGATCGAAGTAACAACGTCCCCAAAAAGAACACCCTCTCTAAGCGGTGTCTCAAGAGCCTTTGCAATTTCTCTCTGTGCTTGAATGGCAACGGTTTTATCCGAACTGCCTGATGTTCTTAATAGAGTTAAAAACTCTTCCGAAGGTCTTTGTTTAATAGACATGGTAATATTTCTCCTTTTATTTTAATTATTAGGCTTGGGCGATGTTAGTATTTGGAAGGTCGATGTAGACTTTGGCGTAGCCATCTTCATCAACATCAGACAGGAAACGTCCAACAACGAGTCTAGCGCCTCCAATGGTGCTATCTCCACCGATGTTTGATGATGCAAGATTTCCACTATGTGACAAGTAGGCCACATCACCTGCGTTTGGATCTGTACCTTCCAAGCTGCTAGTTACAACATAACCCTTCTGGAGCAATGTAACCTTTCCGCCTTTTTGAACTTCGTCTTTATATTGATTTAAATGCTGACGAGTAAGGTCAATATTGACCATATCGTTAAGCAAAACTCCAATAGGGACTTTACCAGATGGAGCAGCAGCATAAGTAACCAAGGCAGCGCCTTGATCCATAGCTGCACCAGAACCTCCAGTACTAAGTGCGACCACGCCACCGCGAGTGGCAGCTTCATTCATGAAAAATGAAATATCAGTTTGTAGAGTACTTCTATCAGTTTTAAGAGCCATTATGAATCTCCTTGTATTTAAAAATTACTTATTTATTAGGCACGGTTTGTAAAACAGAACCAAGCCACTCACTCGCTACGCTACGAAGAGATTCTCTTGGGTCTTCTTGTTCGTCTAATTCCGCAATTGCGACTTCTTCGACTGGCTCTACTTGATCGAGAGCCTCTTCTCCAGCTTCAGCGGAATCAACTTCCTCTTCCGCCTTTGCGTCTTTATCTTCTTTTTTGTCTTCTTCTTTGTCTTTGTCCTTCTTCAACCAAGGTGGCATTCCCGCCTTTTCTCTCATCGTTACCATAACCGCAACAACTTTGTCAAAAGTAGCGTCATCAGCATCTTCAAACTGAGCCAAAGTAGCTTCGGCTTCCTTTGCGTCAAGACCGAGGTCTTCAAGCTGCGCCTTGCGCTTCATCATGGCTTCTCTCTTTTTCATCCCTTTAATCTCTTCGTCCATCGCCTTTGCAGCTTCTTCAAGCTGTTTAGTCGAGCTTACCAGAGAATCGTTCGTTTCAGAGAGGGATTTGATAGTCTCTGTTTTTTCTGAAACGGCGGTTTCAAGAGATTGAATCAAAGACTCAAACTCAGCCACCTTTTCTGCAACTACCTTTTGGGTAAGTTCTTCATTGGCTGCTTTAGCCTCTTCTAGTTTTGTTTGCAAATCGTCGATTTGCTTTTCGTAAGTATCAGACATTAAGTTCTCCTTCATTGAAGATATGGTTAAAATTTGTGCCTCAGATTCATCAAAAAATCTATTTCCTTCCAAAATTACGCTACGAGGGTTTGCAGGTTTTGAAACTAAGCCTTTACCAGAGAACGATAAGTTTCTTAGAAGTCTGCCTACTCTGTAGTCTTCATATTGTCCGCTTCCGCCATAAGATCTTAGGTGTTTAGTAAGGAACGCCGAGGCTTCATTTCTAGGAATGAGTCTAGTTTCTCCAACACTATCTATAAGAGCGTAATCAAAACTAGGAAAAAGGCATTCCATAGAAACAAACCATTTTCCATCTTCGATTTCAGCCAATATTTTTTGTATTCTACTTCTCTGGTCTACATTACTCCACTCTTTATATATAACCGCAGTGGTTAATATATTAAAAGAGGAGGGGGGATTCTCTAAGTTTTCTGCTATCGAGTTACCCTCAAAGTCAACAACACTATTACCCGTTATGTGACCTATTATATCTTTTTCATCATGCATATAATTGAACGGCTTGTCTTCTGGGGTATTTCTAGCCGCCCAAGTTTCCGAAGGGTCAAAAACGTCATCATTTTTATTCCAACCAGTGCTAACAAGAACGGACTGTAAATAAAACAAATCCATCTGTTCTTCGTTCTGAGAAGTGGATAACTCCACATCACTAGCGCTAGTAAGAATTTTTCTTAGTTTATCAACGGCTTCTGGCGATATCTCTGGCTTATATACCTCGGCAACAGCGCAATATGCAATACTGTTACTAGACGACAATATATCACCAAGACCATCTTTTATTTCTGCTTCGTATATTTTCATATAAAATACCTCCGCAAATTAATACACAAATTTTTAAAATATTGGATTTTATTGCTAAAAATTGAACATTTCTCCAAACGTAGCAGAGTAGATGTATCTCATTTCCGAGGTGTTGGGATTTCTCTTATTGTTCTTTACAAAGTCTAGCGTCTTCTCTTTTGCTAAACCGTAAAAACCTTTAGATGGTTTACTTTTACTATCTATTAGCTGTTTTATTATAGCTTCATTAATATCCATGAATGGCTGCATTCCTGTCAGTATGCAAAGCTTCAGATGTTCTAGCTGGTCAACTTCTGCTTTGTTTAAGCTTCTTATGTTCTTTTTCTCAAAATGAGACAAAGCTATAGGAGAAACTATTTCTGATATTTTTGACTGAGCCTCCATAGCCCATAAAGTTTTAGATGTTGCGTCAGAACTTCTTGGCAGTACTCTTTTTTCTTTCCTTTTCCTTACATCTCTGGAAAACTTGGGTCTACCATCGTTGTTTGTTGGATTATTGTCATCCTGTTTAGTATCCTGTTTAGTATCTTTAACTACCTCTTCTATTTTGGGGGCAGTATAAGGAATTCCCATATTCTCAAGGTACTCCGGGTCTAAAATGTCTTTTGTTAATGCTATTTTGGCAATATCATCCTTATGTTGAGGGTTATGATATGGACCAGCCTTGTTTGGAGAGGAGTTATCGTTGGATCTTTCTCTTTCTTCGCGCCTCACTCGAACCCTTTCAATACTTGGAATCTCTCTAAATCTTTCCAGTAATGTTTCTTGAGATATTATATCCCTATCCGCAAGATCCATCAGAAGTTTCTTTTGGGCGGCTTCATCAGAAAGAATAATAGAATCAAAATGAATCTGAGCAGGAAATCTGAACCCCATAGCTTTTTGCACTATTCGTATTTCATTTAACCAAAATTGAGACAGTACCTCTCTCCCGTACTCCAATCTTTCTATTAAGGTTTTTAAAGAAACGAAGTTATTGGTATAGCCCCCTCCGCTACTAGCCCCAGTGAGAGTGGGGGGAATCCCAAGACCAGCATATATGCTTGTTAGCACTGGTTGATATTTATCTCCACCCAAGAACTTATAGACCTGAGATTGACTTTCTGTGAATTTAAGCTCTGGCCCCCAGACTAAATCCATTGTACCGCCACCAACATTACTAGCTAGAATATCTCTAAGCTTATTTATGGCGGCTTTTGTTGGAATAATCTTGTGGTCTAAGTCCCCAACGGTCCATAGTCTCACATTAGAAATGGCTCCGTCTAAGGCCGCTACGTCTGCGAGCTTCATTTTTTCAAGCATAGTAATATCATCAAGAATAGCGTAAATCATGGGATTTGCCCAGAGAAGCCAATCGTCCTTTTTATAATAGAAGGTTTGGACATTTTCTGGACTTAGGGGGATTTTTCTTTCTCCTCTCTGTAGGCTTTTCTGTATGTCTAGAGGGAGTGTTTTGAATATTGTATTTGGAGAATTGTCTGTTTTAACCAGTGCTTCATAGCTATTCTTTGATAAGTTTAATACAAATTCAGGCTTACCAACTATTTGTGAGCCGTTGTTCTTTATCTCTACAGCTAGGGGATTTAAGAAATCGTATGACCAAGGTATTTCCCTCTTTAGAACTTTAAGGGGGTCAATCTTCACGTCTGCGGCTAAAGAATTCCTAAGATTTTTTTCTTGTTGTTTGTTTATCTTGGCGGTATGTCTACGAACAACTACATTTCCACATCTGTATAGATAATTTAGAAATCTTTCCGATCTATCTACACCACCTATTTCTTGCCACCACTTTCTATAGAATTTTTCAATAGTCTTATTTGGATGGACTAACACTAGCCCCTGTGAGGCAAAATCACTCATTAGGTCAATAACATTCCTTATTATTCCAACCCTATCGTATGCCTGCATACACTGTTTGATTATTCTCTTCTGCTTATTAGAGACCGATTCCCCCGGCCTAAAGCTATCGTAATCAGATCTTAAAAAAGAGCTTCTAACAGATCGGTTTGACTCTATATCAATATAGCTATTCTGCCTACCATAACCCATACTCTTTTGAATTCCCTCATAAGCTTCTACGTTATCTGAGGTTTTAGCGTATGCTTCTTGTCTCTGTGAGTCGTTGTCCCAAGTCAGGTATAGTGAGGAATCGTCATTCATTTGAATTGATCTCCATTCAATGGCATTGTTAATAGGATTGATATCTACTTATACACAAATTAGTAAATATCTTGAACTTTATCAGCAAACCACGAAGGACCGTAGTATAGTTTGTCATTATTGTATTTTATAGAGCCGTCTTGCTTTGCAAAACCCCCTATTGCGCCATATTCGACTATATCTTGTTCTATTGACAAAGTTCTAGCGGACATATTAGCCATTATCAGAGAAGAATATCTGTCTTTTCTTAATCTGTTCTTTTTACCTGCCGCTACTTTAACTTCTGGAGTATCCCACCTTTCTCTTCCTGCCGTGGTCTGTGTCATGACAATCATACTTAATTCATCCTTTAATTCTTCTATCTCCATAACACAGTCCTCTAGTGTGTCATACTTCCTGCCTGTTAATTTATCGTCCTCTATAGATAAACCAATACTAACAGAATCAAAGAACGGAAATAACACAATTCTATCTTCAAAGTCTTTTCTAAGGCCGTGATTAGCCTCTGCTAACCAATTAGCTTTTGCAAATTGACATAACCTTAAAATATGTAGTCCGGTGTTATCATCTGTATCCTTTTCCTTCTCCTCTATAACGGGCCAGATTGCCACTTCTCCCTCTTTTATTTTATCTTTGTCGTGCAACGCCTCCATTACAGCGATGCCACCGCCTTGGGCGTCTAGGGATATTTCTGCACATGGGAAAACCTTCATCAAATCTCTAATCTTTCTGGCACAATAGGAATAGAAATCATCCTCGTCTGCTATCTTTGATTTAACCTTATCTTTATGCTGTTTTCTGTTTGTCGTCCAGCAGTGAACTATCCTTCTGTGGTCTTCGTTAATCTCCATCACGACAATACTGAAATTATCCACCTCAGAAGCGGGGTCAACTCCAAACACATATTTTTTCTTAGGGTCTCCTTTTAACATGGTTTCAAAGCAAACATCGCCGGATGGGAAGCTTATCGTTTTTGTTGGAGATGTGCAGCAGGACTCTATTAGACTCCTCTTGAAAAACCCCTGACTATCGGTTGTAAAACAAGCCCCATACTCCATATTGAATATACCAGAGTGTATAGTGGCTTTTGCTCTGGAAACCTGACCTGAGTCCATAAAGCCATCAGGAAGATTTTCTACAGGCATCCTAATAACAGAATATTCTCTCCAGTCAAAGTCTGCCGGGACATCCCCCCCGAAAACATCTTGTAAGGCGGATTCCTTTCCTCCGCTGTTTACTATGGCTCTATACCTTTTCCAGTAATCTGCAAAATGATTAAAGTCATAATAAGCCGTACCAGAAAGAATTATTTGGTTTGACTTGTCTTGGGGGTTGTCTGTACTTTTACCAACCCCCACACCTAGCTCTTTTGCTCTTTTTACTCTGGCTTTAATCTTCACCTTCTCTGCTGGAGATGCTGCAACAGCGGCAAAGCCAGCCACAACATTCTCAAAAATGTCCCTAGGTATAGATGCAAACTCGTCAGCAATAATATCATTAGCGCGCTGACCTCTAATCTTACTGCCATCACCGAGAGGTAGACACGTTATAGTGCTTTGGTTTATATGCATTACGCACCTATCCACATCCCTTCTTGGGCCACTGTTAGATCCGCACAGATCTCTAAGAACCGGCGCGTTTTTCCAGATGGTGTCCATATATTCAAAAAGAACTTTTGACTGCCTAAAAGCTGCGCCAACAACAATGATTTTTCTACCCGGCATAAATAGAGCGCGAAGAAGCGGGTAAACGGAAAGCATGAATGATTTTCCCATCCCCCTGCTTCCGATAAGCATTGGAAACTTCCTGTTCCATAGCTCGTAAAGAAGTAAGGACTGGAAGGGTAATAATTCTATATTTAATATATATTTACAGGCGAAGGAGAGATACTCTGGCCTCATCATCAACCAAGCTATTCTTTCTAGAAGTTGATCCTTATCTGCCCCCTCCATTATAAAATCCATAGGATTAAATAATAGTTTTTGATCTACGTCTATTCCTAGCCACGCATCTTCTAGTTTTTGCTTATCGCTTATCATTCAGATATACCATCAGCAAAGCCGTAATATACAGCCTCTCCCGAGCTAAGATACCAATCTCCATCTTTCATTTTTCTTTTTATGTATGATTTTGTTTTTGAAATATTGTATTTTTTTTCTTTGAAGAACTTTCCAGTTTTGTAACACTTGGCGGCAAATGTATTAAGCATAAGGTCTAGGTTATCTTTATCTAACGCTGCCCAATTTTGGGAATTTAGATATTCGCCACTGCAATCCGTAGAGCCGAAGTGCGCCATAAAGTGTGTACTTGGAGACATCAGTCGTTTATCTGCGGCTTGTAGTATAACGCCACTCATTGATTCGGCTTGACCATAGGCTACTATTGTTATATATGATTTACATGCTGATATAGCGTCGAATATGGTCATTCCGGCTTGCCAACTGCCGCCAATGCTCTGCATGTTTATTCTTATTTCATTATTATTTAAGTTATCTAAATACCTTACATTCTTTACAAAATTTATAGCCATTCTATAGTCTACGCCGGGATCGTCATCTCCACCATCCTTCGCTGAGTGTAAATAAATTTCCCTATCCTTGACATCAATTCCATAGTTATGTATTTCACCAATAGCGTCTCTAACGTTTGACATCTTGCTCCTTATGAAATAGCTCGTTCAATCTTTTGAAGATACTATTACACACCATAAATGCATTGTGTTTATTATCGCAGAATATCACATTAACATCATATGTTATAGAAATCTCCATCAGAGCCTTTAGTAAATATCTTCCGCTTATTTTTGTTTGCTCTATGACCTGAAACCTTTTAAACTTGGGAAGGTTTATCTTTCCCTCCTTATATGCTTCGTAGAGTTCTTTATCTTCTTCCGTCTTTAACAGGCTGTGTGGATAGTCTATAAGATCAGAAGCCGAAAACTCCAAGAGTAAATACCGAAAGTGAAAATCCCTCATCCTTTCTATTTCATTATAAAAGGTTTTTTTCTTTTTACCTAAATTTATAGCAATCTCAGACACAGAAGCTTTTCTCTCTATGCAGACAACATCCTCAAAACCTTCAAGGGTATAGTCTCCTGTGTTAAGAGTTCCAACTTCCATCCCAGAACACTTATCATACGGAGAGAAAAACCATCCATCCTGCTCTCTTGTGTCTTTAATTACTTTATATTTAGGTATCATTGTTTGTATTTTATAATTCCTTTAGCTGCATCCCAAGTTGGCTTAACTCTGCCAACGGCGTTGTAAACTTGATTAAAAGTAGAGCCTGTGCAGTTTTCAAAAATAGCGGGTTTACCGGGATTTTCGTTTATAGTATCTATAATAGAGCCAGCATCGTTTAGTTTATCTGGTTTGGGAGTCTCTATAAAAACCTCTCTAGACTTCTCTAATATTTTTTTATTGTCTAGACCCCAGTCCTTATTAAATGTAGATTTTTCTTCTTTGTTGAACATTGTTATCTCTTTCTTTTAATTAGTTCTGAAAAATATAAAACATAGTGAGATTCCTTCCCTGTCACAGACTTATGACAAGCGCTACAGAGCGCTATGCCGTTGTCGGTGTCATATCTCAGGGAGGCAGCGGAAGACCATTTCATTATATGATGAACGTTTAATCTAGCTCTCTTCCCTCTCTTTTTACACATTTGACACGTATATTTGTCCCTTTTTAATACTTTACGCCTAAACTCTTTGTATATCGGGTCGTCGTAGTCTCGCCGCTTCGACATCGCTATCCACCATTCTTTCTGCTAGTTTTTCAAATGAAATCTCAGGTTCCCAGCCCAAGACACGCTTCGCCTTAGCTGGTATCCCCAATAAATAGTCTACTTCTGATGGACGGTAAAACTCTGGGTCAATTACCACAAGATCTTCCCAGTCGTCAATTCCTACGTGCTTGAAAGCCACGTCTAAGAAATCCCTGACCGAATGAGTCTCGCCAGTAGCCACCACATAGTCGTTTGGTGTTTCATGCTGCATCATTTCCCACATGGCCCGCACATAGTCCTCTGCATGGCCCCAATCTCGTTTTGCGTCTAGATTGCCTAATCGTAGCGCAGGAAACTCTTTGTCCATACCAGAAGCTACAAACTCACCAATCCACTTGGTAATCTTTCTGGTTACGAACTTCTCGCCCCTCCTTTCGCTCTCATGATTAAACAAAATCCCACTACAGGCGAATATCCCATAACTGTCACGATAGTTCCGCACAAGGTGATGAGCCGCCAATTTAGCAATAGCATATGGACTCTGGGGCGCAAATGGTGTTTTCTCGTCTTGGTATTTTAATATGTCCACAAATTGCTCTCGCAAGCTATAGTTCTTACCAAACATTTCGCTTGAACTGGCCTGATAAAACTTTATATTGTCTTTTCTGCTAGAATATCTTATTGCCTCCAGAATATTCAGCACTCCACCAGCAGTTACGTCCCAAGTCAGGCTAGGTTGCTTGAAACTCGTCCCAACATGAGATTGTGCAGCAAGATTATAAATCTCGTCAGGCTCCTCTTCTTTGATTATATTACTAACACTAAACGCATCCGTAATGTCACCTTCAACAATTTTTATTTTAGGCAGAATATGTTCAATTCGATTTAGTGTGGGTACGCTCACCCTTCTGGTCACTCCAACTACTTCATAGCCCTTCTCTAGTAAGAGTTCCGCTAGATAGCTGCCGTCCTGTCCTGTTATTCCAAAAATGATTGCTTTCATTCTTCTTCCTTTAGCGTTTCCGGTGTCAAAAACGGCTGATCTACGATGCCGTCGTTATATTGTATATAATCAGAAAGACGTTCTTTCTCTGATTCCATTGCTAATCTCATCTTTTCCATCTCTATTCCTACTTCACTTCTATATTTTGGATCTGTTGCCAATTTCTTCACAAGTGATACGAATGTAAGCTTTGAGTCTTCGATAGCTTTAACTCTTTGCTCTCTTGTGCCTTTGAGATCCTTCAGCATCGTCGCCTTGCGTGCCTGAAGATCTTTGTAGTCTTTACTCAGGGTTTCCTGTGAAGCCCGCAGAATGGCTATGTGGCGCTCTGTGTTCATTATTAGATCAATGTCCCTCTGATCTTTGTCTCGCGCCTTTTCGTTCTGAATAACCCTATCGTTCAATATTATTGACTGCTGGTTTTCGTGCTGAGATTTGAGAATCCTATTCATGAGGAGTTCAAGTTTGATCGTATCAATTATTTGCATTTCCTCCGTGTGAAACACATCGTCTTTGAACTGGCTCCACATCTTTTTGAAGTGGAACTCAAACATATCCAACTCTTCTGGCGTAAATTGATTCGACAACTCTTTGAAGTAAGGTTTTTCCCTTAATTCATTTGCGACAGCCGCCTCTTTCTTTTGTTTTGCTGAAAAGCCCACTTTCTTTTTGATCCATGTCTGGATAGAGGTTGGATCGCGATTTAATTCTTTTGCTATCGCTTCAGGAGAAAGAACCTCGCAGTTCTGCTCGATATAGGACATCTCTTCAAATGAAAACCTACCCTTCTTCATAACTTTCCCCATCTATAATGTCTTGTATCAAAGCGATAACCTTAGCCCGTCTATTCTTAGGTAATGATGTACCGTTCTTCAACTTTAAGTAATCCGCCCTCATATCCGATGGTAATTTATCATCTATATTTTCCAACATCTCCAAAAGCTGCACATCTTGACTTATATCACCATCTGTAGCAATATTATATAAACCATGAATATCTAAGGGTTCAAGAATCCCTTTCTTGGATTTTTGTATTCTTTCAGCCGCCCCATGCTCTAGTCTATAGTAATTGTCACGCTTAAAGGTTTTTAATCTATTATTTATATGCACATACATGAAATTATCAAGAGGCCGCGACTGATCATATTTTTCAAGGCCCGCAACGCCAATCAAAAACGCCTCTTGCTCTATATCTTCTATTTCATAGGAGGCAAATGTATACCTGTGCGCCACCTTCTTGGCAATTTTCAAGATTGTGTCAACAACTTCCTTTTCGTCCATCCCCTTGGGTATTTTCATCTAGTTCTTCTTCCTTTCCTAGTTCTTCTAGCCCCAGTGCTGCCGCCGCCCCTTGTGGGGGATCTGGAATATCGGCTGCAAGCTCTTTTTGAATTTCCTCTTGCAACTCAGCAGTTGCTTTTGTGGTTAATTTCGATTCTATCATAAGTTTTCTCCGTTTAAATTAAAGACTTCACATAATGATATACACTATTTGAAAGAAATACACGATAATTTTAGCAGAAAAGAGTGCTATCCACTATAATACTACGGTGGGAAACCACTGGGATATTTGGAATTGGGATTTTCACATAACGCTGTCACATAAAAAAGCTAACGCATATGTGCGAAGGCACGTCCTGTTTGTGGCGCTTGGACAATTTGGTAATGGGCCAATTTAGATGTGGGGATTTAGAGGATGGTTAGGAGTTGGAAGTAGGTATTACCCGTGCCTACTACATTTGGCAGACGAAATGGTTTTCAGTAATGAAAAAGTCTTCGACATAATGATTGTTGAAGGTTGTGAGTTTTAAGGCTCTCACCCAAACCACAAAGCAAGCGTCTGGTTGGTGGCTCACTAATAAGTATCTCATATAATATCGAGCAACGCGAGACTTGCTTGGTAGGATAAAAGCCGAGGGTCCATAAATAGGAGACTTTATGAAATCACCCTGTAATGGTTATTGTGCTTTAAATCAACAACAAATATGTGTGGGATGTGGTATGACAAGAGGTGAAATATCTAATTGGAGGAATATGGATGAAAAAGAGAAAGAAGAAGCCGCCCTTTGTGCCGAGGATCGTCTCCGGGCCGCCAAGCTGCAAATGCGGGACTCATGTGGCGAAGATGATAAGTAATACAAAATTCAAATGTGTTTTATGTGGGGCGGTTTATAGCGATAAGGGGCAGTCTAGGGACATCAGCTAAGACATTATAAATATTTTGTGTTCAATTTCTTCTGAACCACCCCGGCTATTACGGAAGGATAGTTACCCTTAGTGTTTGAACAGAAAACTTCGACTTTCTTCAAAATTAGAGTGTATAGGGGTTGACAAAACTGCCGATATGTATATAATAGAGACATAACAACAACAACGCGAGAAAAACAATGTCAAGACTATCACAACTTACTACCCAATACATTAACGCAAGAATGAACGCTCAAGGTTGCAGCGTTCAAAAGGTTATCTCGATTATCTGGATCGAATCCTTTGAGCAAGCAGGTTATGCTGAGTACGAAGTAGGCGATAGAGTACGGGAATTACTTTCCTAATTCTTTTGGGATTAGCCTCATGAGGGGTTGACAAATCTGCCGAAGTATGTATAATAGAAGCATACAACAAACAACAACTAACAACTAAGAAAACAACTATGAAAACTTTAACTGCGAAACAAACTGAAAACATGACCCTTGCACAATTCCAAGCAGCAATGCGGGAAGGGAAGGTAGAAGTAAAGCGGGAAGGTTCACACAATCCCACTGCTGATCAGGTTACTATGGACGGGCGATTCGGGTCGAACTGATTCGGGGTGGTAACGTCAAAGGTTAGTTCTAGGTTATACTGCCGCTCTTGATCCTAGAAGCGGACGCACTACCACACACCCTGTCAATAGCAAATCCGGTTAAAATCGGATTATCCTGATAATAGTTGTAAGTCCTTTGTGGGTAACGACTTACGGCGGTCGGGGCCGCCCCGCCTGTTGTAAGTCCTTTGGTAGTAAGGGTTTACGTCAATGTTTTAGCCCATCATACCAGATCGCCAAATGGGGGGTGCGGGGCCGCCGACAGAGGGGTGGTGTAGCAAATACCGTGCCAAAGGTCGTGGCGGTTATTCTTCCCTTACAGCACTTTTGCCAATCGGGGGGGATACCCATTCTCAACAAGGATTTAGTGCAAAAGAAAACTGTCGTCATAAGTCCTTATATAACAACAACTTACATCAACTTTCAAATAAACTTTCAAATTAGTATTCTCAATAAGGAATGGGTAAAAGTTCAAAATCGTCGTAAGTCCTTATGTGGTAACGACTTGCCCTTAACCCCCTCTCATGGGGATTTCCTCTTTAGTGTAGGGACGACACAACAACGACACGATTTTTGAAACGAAAAACATGATTGAAATTTACTACTTTACAGACTCCATTCTTGAAACTTTCACCGCGACCGTTTCAAATGAGTACCTGAGCGAATTTTGCAAGGGCAAAAACATTCTTT